GGATAATGATCAAGCAGATGCGCTTGAGAAACTCAAAGACATGTTACAAGTGAAAGCTGCTATGGCAGTTGACGCTTCTAAACAAACAGTTGCTGCAAAGATGTTCCCCCATGTCCCCGACGAAGGCGAACCCGAAGTTGAGGAAGAGGAGGAAACAACGGCAGAGACTGAGACTGAAGTAACCGATCAAGAGGAAACAGATGAAACTGATCACGGAACAGATTGAAGATATTGAGATTCTTACCGAAGAAAGCGACGGTAAGAAAGATACCTTTATTAAAGGCATCTTCCTTCAAACTGAGATCACTAACCGCAATGGTCGCATGTACAAGTATGCAACCATGGAGCGTGAAGTAAACAAGTACAATGAGGAGTTCGTCAAGCGCGGACGTGCCCTCGGAGAACTTGGTCATCCAGATGGTCCAACCATCAACCTTGATCGTGTGTCTCACAAGATTGTGGAACTTTATCCTGAAGGTACTAACTTCATCGGTAAAGCGAAACTTCTTGAAACCCCTATGGGTAAGATCGCAAAGAACTTACTTGAGGAAGGGGTACAACTCGGTGTATCTTCTAGAGGATTAGGTTCCATCAAACGTGAAGGAACTTCTTCTGTTGTCGCTGATGATTTCATTCTTGCTACTGCTGCAGATATTGTAGCAGATCCTTCCGCGCCCGATGCTTTTGTTGAGGGTATCTACGAAGGAAAAGAATGGGTCATGGAAGGCAACCGCCTCAAGGAAGTCCACATCGAACAAATCAAGCAGGCGCTTGATACCGCACCCTCTCGTGAGGAACTGATGGAAAGAAAGATCCGCGCATTCGATTACTTCCTCAGAAATTTGTGATTTATAAATAAATATAGAAATTAAACCGCAGTCTAATTATCCCGTAGGAGCACACTAATGTCTACTATTGATGAAAAATTTCAGAAATTGATCGCAGAAAACACTGCGGTTGAAGAAGAAGTTGTTGAGGAAGAAGCTGCCACTGGCGATGCTGCCATCAAGAAAGGCGCTGTTCCTCCTCAAAAGTCCGATCTGAAAAATGACGGCACCGAAGTTGCAAGCAATAGCAAAGAGAAGCCAGAAGGTACTGATAACCCTGGTGCAAAGGCTGCTGCTCCTGTGACTGCTACAAAAGATTCTACCTTAAAGACCAAGCCTAGCGGCGCTTCCTCTGCTATGCCTGGTGCTCTGTCTGCTAAGATCTTTGATGAGGTCGAGACCGAGGGTGAGGTAGTAGCAGAAGAAGACATCGCTGCAGTTCTTGCTGGCGCTGATCTTTCTGAAGAATTCCAAGACAAAGCAAAGACCGTTTTTGAAGCCGCTGTAACTGCTAAGGTTTCTGAAAAGGTTGCTGCTATCAAGGAATCGACCGAAGCAAAACTCGTTGAAGAGATTGAGTCTCTCAAGGAAGAATTTGCTGGTCGTGTTGAGAACTTCCTGAACTACGCCTGCGAAGAGTGGATGTCGGAGAACGAACTTGCTATTGAGCAAGGTCTCCGCGCTGAAATCGCAGAAGGGTTCTTGGCAGGTCTCAGAGGCTTGTTCATTGAAAGCAACATCAACGTTCCTACTGAGCAACTTGATGTTGTCGCTGAGATGAGCGAAAAATTAGATGAGATGGAGACCCGACTCAACGAACAGGTTGAGAAGAACATCCAACTGCATGAGAGAGTTAGCACCTATCGTAAAAATGAGATTTTGAGCGAACTGACCCGTGGTCTTGCTGAGACCCAAAAGGACAAGTTCACCTCCCTCGCTGAAGCAGTTGAGTTCAAAACTGAAGAGTCGTACCGTGAGAAACTGGTTCAGATCAAAGAGTCCTACTTTGGCAACCCCAAGGTAGAAGTCGCAGAAGAAATTTCTTCTGACGAACCAGCTAAAGTAGAGACTGTTAGTGAGTCCATGAGCGCATACGTCGCTGCTCTTGCTAAGAGAATCTGATAAAACTGTAACCCACTTAAACAACAAACGGAGTAAACGCATGTTTAATGCAGAAAACCTCCAAGAGAAGTGGTCGCCAGTCCTTAACCATGATGGTCTTCCTGAAATCAAGGACAACTATCGTAAGGCTGTCACCGCTATCCTCCTGGAAAACCAAGAGAGAGCTATCCGCGAAGAGCGTGGTATCCTCACCGAGGCACCAACCAACGTTGGTCCTATCAACACCCAAACCACTGGTTCGGGCGCTATCGACGGTTTTGATCCTATCCTGATCAGCCTGATCCGCCGTTCGATGCCTAAGCTGATTGCTTATGACATCGCAGGTGTTCAGCCAATGACAGGTCCTACGGGTCTGATCTTCGCAATGCGTTCTCAGTACACCAACACATCTGGCGCAGAAGCATTCTTCGACGAAGCAGATGCACAGTTCTCTGGTACACTGGGCGCAACCACAACCCCAACCACCGAGAAGAACCCAGGTCTCATCAACGATGCGACTGGTGGTGGTACAACCGAAGGTAACTACGACCTCGCTTCCTCCAAACTCACCACTTCCAACCTGGAAGCTGCTGGTGACAGCGGTAGTGAGTTCAACGAGATGGCATTCTCGATCGACCGTATTGCTGTTGAAGCAAAGGGTCGTGCGCTGAGAGCCGATTACTCGGTTGAACTGGCACAAGACCTCAAGGCAATCCACGGTCTTGATGCTGAAAGCGAGCTGGCAAACATCCTGTCCACCGAAATCCTCGCTGAAATCAACCGCGAAGTAGTTCGTACTGTATACCGTGGCGCTAAGCCTGGTGCTCAGGCAAACACTGCTAACGCTGGTGTATTTGACCTTGACGTTGATTCCAACGGTCGTTGGAGCGTTGAGAAGTTCAAGGGTCTCCTGTTCCAAATCGAGCGCGACGCTAACGCAATCGCACAAGAAACTCGTAGAGGGAAGGGTAACGTCATCATCACTTCTGCTGACGTTGCTTCTGCACTCGCAATGGCAGGCGTTCTGGATTACAGCAGCGGCATCAATGGTGCTGTTGGTGGTCTGGGCGAAGTCGATGACACTGGTAACACCTTCGTCGGCACCCTGAACGGTCGTTTCAAGGTCTACATCGACCCATATTCGGCAAACGTTTCCAGCGATCAGTATTACGTCGTTGGTTACAAGGGCAGCAATGCTTATGACGCAGGTCTGTTCTATTGCCCATATGTTCCTCTCCAAATGTATCGCGCAATTGGTCAGGACACCTTCCAGCCTCGCATTGGCTTCAAGACCCGCTACGGCATGGTCCTGAACCCATTTGCTAAGGGTCTGACTCCACTTACCAATAGCGATCCTCAGCATAGCAGCAACGTCTCTGCTAACGCTTACTATCGCCGCGTTCGCGTTAAGAACCTGATGTGATATAATATTCACATCCGTGTGAAGGAAGTGAGAGGGGTCTTCGGACCCCTCTTTTTTAATGCAAATAAATAGCTAGTGATCTCTACTCAAATCCATGGCATACGATTCCGTTCTCTTTGCCCCTCAGAATCAAAACTTCCTTTCCCCCATTGGATTTAAGTTTGTGATCGGCAGAACACCTCATGTCGATTACTTCTGCCAGTCAGCATCTATTCCAGATGTGAGTATTGGAGTTAGAGATATCCAAACACCAGTAAACGATTACTCAGTCCCTGGAGACAAACTATCTTATGGTGATCTGAACCTTCGTTTCATGGTCAACGAAAACCTGGACAACTACTACGAGATCTACAAGTGGTTGAAAGGTTTGACCAATCCAAAACACCAAGATGAATTTTTAAAATACATCGAAACCGTTGATGAAAAAGGTAGAGTAGATAATTTTGAGAAGACCATGAGCGATGCTCGTCTCCTCATCTTGAACAGCAACTACAACGTCTGTTCAGTCATCAACTTCTACAACATTTTCCCAACATCCTTAACAACACTTGAGTTTGATTCTTCTGCAACCGATGTCAACTACTTCACAGCAGAAGTAAACTTCAAGTATACTCTATACGAAATCACAGACAGTGACGGCAAGAAAGTATGAATCTTGAAACCCTTGATGACATGTGGCAGAAAGACGCCGCATTAGATGATGAAAAATTAGATCATGATAGTCTAGCGATCCCTAAGTTACACGCTAAATATTTACGTCTTTACAACTCGTTCTCAACCCTTCGGGATCAACAGGAACTGAGTGTAAAGCAAGTCTACCGTGATCGGTGGGAATACT